GGATCTGAGACGGTGTCGCGGGCATCAGGCGACCACCGGGAGGCGGAACGGGGCGATGAGCGCGGAGACGTCGGGGTCGATACGACGCACGACGATCGCGCCGAGGTCGCCGAATCCGGCGACGCCCAGCGGTGAGTCCAGTCGCTTGAACTGTCGCGTGGCGAGCAGGACGGTCGCCTCACGGACGGCGTCGGGTACGGCGGGCCAGCCCCAGCGGGCGGTGACCTCGACGAGAGTCCGACCGTTCGCCGCGACCGGGAGTCCGGTGTCGAGAGCGCGGATCACTCTCACGGGTTGACCCTGGACGATCGCGTTCGTCGGCTCGATCTGGAAGTCGACGCCGATGGCGAGCGTCGTCTCATAGGAGCCGTCGGCGTCGTCGTCGATCTTCACCACCAGTCCGGTGAGCGTCGAGACGTCGTCGATGGTGAGGAGATCGGGTCGCGATGCGGCGAAGGTGCGCGCCGACGTCGAGGCGTCCTGGTAGAAGCGGCGGCTCGTCTCGCCGTCGATACGACGTGACGCCGCCTCGACCGCGTTCTCCAGGAGAGTGTCGTCGGTGGCGTCGGTGATGCGGAGCGCCGCCTTCACCTCAGCGAGTGAGCAGTAGCCGTTCGTGATCGCCACGGTCAGCCCCCGGCGGGCTTGCGGCGCGCCTTACCCGTCGGGGCGACGGCGGTCTCGTTGACCGGATCGGCGGCGGCGGTCTCACGAGGAGGCGTGTCGACGATCGGCTCGGCGTAACGATTCGAGATCAGGTCGGCGGCGACGTCGGCGGTGAGGTCGATCACTCCGCCGGTGGCGGGCCAGTCTTTCCCGTTGATCGTCCCGGTGATCGAGACGAGCATCTTCACTTTCATTTTCCCTCCAGGGGTGAGGGCGATCCCCTCCCGAGCGTGGGGACGCTCGAGAGGGTCACGCACTGGATCAGGACGCTCCGCCGGTGAACGCCTTGACGGCTCCGGTCTGATCGACGAGATCGCCGTCAGTCCGCAGGGTCACGCGGAAGGTGCGGACCGAGTAGTCGAAGGCGAAGTCGTCGGAGACGGCGACGTCGATCCCATTCACCTCGCGGATGAAGTAGGAGGGGATGTGACCGAAGATCACCGACTTAGCCGAGACCGCCGGGTTCGCCATCGAGTCGTTGATCTGGACCGGATAGCCGAGGAGCGCGTCCACGTTCCCGTTGAGACCAGGCTCGAACAGGTAGCGGTTCTGCGAGTCCTTCAGTTTCCGAGCCGCGCTCATCGCCGTACTGTTCAACATGAACGCATTACCGGGTTGCGCGGTGTAGACCGCGCCGACCGAGTAGCGGAGGTCGATCAGGTTGTCGGCGGTGAAGGCGCCCGAGACGCTGGTCGCGCCGGTGACTCCGGCGGAGGCTCGCGTCACGATGCCGAACGGCTTGGACGATCCGTCGCCGGTGGTCATGTGACCACGGGTGGCGACGCCGATGGCGATGCCCGCCTGACGGGCGAGGAATCCGCCGACGTCGATCGACGAGTCGTTCGCCAGTTCGTTCGACAGTTGGACGAGCACGACGTACTTGTAAGCGCCGAGTGTCGTGGTGGCGAGCGTCGGATCCGAGGCGGACGCTTGGCTGGCCTCACCGACGATCGACGCGGTGGAGAACGCCGTCGACTTCGGGATCGCGAGTGACTCGCCGCTCGAGGTGGTCAGGACGGTCGCGAGACCGCGAACCACGTTCGCCTGGACGAGGTGCTCGACGATCTGGTTGTAGACCGACGAGGGGACGAGGGTCGCCGACGACTTGGTGATCGCCCGCTTCTCGAAGGTTGCGGAACGGATCTCGCCGCGCAGGAGCGCGCGGACGGTCTGGTCGTCGGAGTCGACTCCGGTCTCGACGGCGGAGGCTCCGAGGTCGCCGACTCCGGTGCGGGAGCGGGCCTCGTCGATGGCGCGACCGCGCTCCTCGACGTCGATGATGGACTTGATCCGGGCGTCCTTGACGTCGAGATCGGCGTTGATGCGATCGAACGTCTCGGATTCCTCGGCGGTGAGGTCACGCTTCTCGTCAGCGGCGGCGTCGAGGAGAGCCTTAGCGGCCTCCCAGGCGCGGGCCCGCTCAGCGGAGAGCGCGTCGATTTGCTTGGACATGGTGAAAACTCCTGAGGGATTGAGGGGGTGGATGCTTTGTTTCCGAGGTGGTGGCGTGATCGTGGTGCTCGACCGTCGTCGAGTCCGAGGAACGCTCCGGACTACAGAGAGGGGGCCCGTCGGGCGTAGAGATGAGAGAGTCGCTGTTGGACCGCGAGCGGTATCGACGGCTCGACGATCGGCTCGTCGGTCGTCGCGTCGAGGTCGCGGACCGAGGCGTCGGTCTCGGGGTAGGCGGGGAAGCCGGTGACGACGGAGACCTCGTGGAGGATGACCTCACGGAGTTCGCGACTCGATCGGTCATCGGACCAGGAGTCACCGCCACGAGGGACGGTGAATCCGAAGGACATGGAGTGAACGTCGCCGCGCTCCATGAGCGTCGCGAGGTCGCGACCGTAGGAGGTGTCGGGTAGTTGACCCTCGACGAGGAGTCCGCGCTCGTCCTCACTGAGCAGCAGGGTCTCGGCGCGTGTCGAGCCGAGGACGAGGTCGGTGTTGTGATTCACGAACATCCTCACCTCCTTGCCCGACTGGAGTGATCGTCGGAAGGCCCCCGGCTTGATCGTCTCGATGAACGGGAGGGGCTCCGACGGTGAGTTGAATACGGCGGCGTAGCCGACGAAGTTGACGCGCGGATCGTCGTCGTCGTCCATCTCGCGGACCTCGATCGTGCCGAGGGTGACGGTGCGGAACTCGACGTCGCGTCCGCCGATACGACGAGCCTCATGATCGAGTGCGCAGTAGATCGGGTCAGTCATAGGAGCGGTTCTCTCTTTCTTCTTCGAGTACCTCGGATGACCACGGTTCAGGAGGTCGTTATCGCCGACGTAGTCCGCGTTCTCCGGCTCACCGTTCTCCGCGAGGTACAGGAACGCATTGACGCGCCCCATCGCCCACTGGCCTCTCGTCATACCGGGGCGATGCGAGGTGCTGAACGCTCCGGCGCCTCGGCGGTAGACGGCGCGGAGCGCGCCGGTGGTGACGCGAGTCCAGTCGGGCCGACCCTCGTCGCGCATCCGATCGTTGTGCTCCCCCGTCTTATTCGTGAGCGACTTCTCGACGGTGTCGGACAGTTTGATCGCGCCCTGCGTCGTCGCGGCGCTCCCCGCCGGATTCTCCTTCGACCCGACGATCTGATCGCTCTTCGGCGCCGGTGTCGACGCCGGTCCGTCGACGCGACTCGCCTCGTAGGACGACTCGTCGGACATCTCGTCGACGATCCGCTCAGACCAGGCGCGACCGGGATCGCCGCCCCAGAGGGCCCAGGCGATGCGTCCCGCTGACGGATAGCCGTCCTCGCCGGGGCGGAAGCCCTCGGCGTCACGGTCGACGGCGTGTCGAGCGAAGAAGGATCGCATCCGTTTCACCGTGTCGATCGGTAGATCCTTGCCATTGACGAGATCACGGGCGCGAGCGACTCCGACGAGAGTCCCTCCTCGTCCGAACTCGCGTCGCCAGTCGAGACCCTGCTGAGCCTCGGCGCGCATCTCCGCGGTCGGGGTGAAGGTGTCGGTCATAGCGGAGGCTCAGGATCGACGCCGAGCGGTGGTACGTCGCCGGATCCCGCCATCGGGGCGCCTGGTAGCGCGAGGACGAACTCGTCGCCGCCGACGTAGGGCTCGAGATTCTCGACCGCGCGACACTCGTTCGGAGTGCGGATCCCGGTCATGACCGCCAACTGGTGAGCCCGCAGGCGCGAGAGAGTGTCGGCGCGAAGGAAGGCGTCGACGTCGAACTTCACGAAGAGCGGTGCGGGGAGGAGCGCGCTGAGCGCCGTCTCGATCCGGGTGATCCACGGGAGAAGGCAGTAGGTGACGAAGTGCTGGCCCGCCATCTCCGAGTTCGAGTAGGTCATCGAGTCACCGGATCGTGCGCCGATGAGATAGCCGGGGACGCGGAAGAT